ACTTGGTCTAGCTGATGTAGATGAGAAGAAAATTATAACAGTCTACCGTGATGAAGCTGATGTATTTGAAGATGCATCTATGGACTCATTTCGAAGCTCTCCTGTAACTATGGGTCATCCTAAAGATGCAGATGGTAAGCCTATGGCGCTAACCTCTGACAACTCAAAAGAGTTGCAAGTAGGTATGTTAGAAGGCATGCCAGCCCGTGATGAAGACACCCTCGGTGGAGTCTTGGTACTTACCGCACAAGAAGCTATTGATGCTTTGGAAGATGGGACTCAAGAATTGTCTGCTGGCTATGTATGTGATATAGAGTTAGTGGATGATAAGTACTACCAACGTAATATTCGTGCTAACCATATTGCTATTGTCGCCAAAGGTCGTGCAGGTTCATCTTGCCGTATCTCTGATGAGGCACTGCTAGTTGATTCTCCTGAAGTTGAACTAGTCACTTTACGTGATGCAGCTCAGGAATCAGTGAAGGTAGCTGTTGGTACTGTTAAGGCTCTCAACCTAGAAGTTGCAGATGACTTGACAGTTGATGCAGCCTTGGTTTTGCTCTCTGATGAACTAACCTCTGCACGTAGTGAACTGGCTACACAGAAGCAGCTCACCGCTGACCTTAAAGATGGTGCTGAGAAGTCTGAAGTTGCACTTGAGAAGATCAAAGTTGAACTGGCTGATGCCAAGACAGCTGCTTCTGAAGGTGTGATAGAGCGTTGTGAAGTTATAGAGAACGCTCGGCTAGTAGCTGATATGCGTGATTTAGGCTCTAAGTCCACTGCTGATATTAAGAAGATGGTTGTAGAAGACCAGATGCCTGATCGCAGCTTAGATTGTAAGTCTGAAGCTTATGTAGATGCTATGTTTGAAATCTTAGTAGATGCCTCTAAAGGTGACACACCTATGGGTAAGCTGTTACGTCAAGTAGATGTGACCACCCTCGATGAGGATAAGACTAAGCCTAAAGCTAAAGATCCTGTAAAGGAAGCTCGCAAGAAAATGATTGATCGTCAGAAGAAGCCTCAAACTTCCATGACCTACTAATCAACCGCAACACAAACTAACCATTATAATTAGGAATACATAAATAATGACTACCCAAACTTTTAACATTTACACTTTAAATGGCTATGAAGGTGATCTGGTTGATTCAGGCCCACGAGTAGTCCAGACTGGAACTCTTACTAGTGCTTCTGCCGGTTTCGGTAAAGCTATGAAGCGTGATGCTTCTGTAGAGCGCGGTGTTGCTCTAGGTTCTAATGAGATTGCATCTAGTAGCACAACTAACGTATACGCACTATCCCAGCGTGAATACAACCATGAAGCTGGAACTCGTCCTTCTACTGGTGATGACTTCAACTACCTTGTTACTGAGTCTGTATCTTTGATCCGTCAAGGCTACTTATACATTAAGTTGGTTGACCATGCTGCTGTAGTTGGTGAAGCTCTGGTCTTTGTAGAAGGTACTGGCCTCTGTGCTGGTGGAACTGCCGCTGCTGGAACTGTAGCTGGTGAGTCTGTTGCACTTAACGTGTTTGCTGATGAAGCTGGTATTGCCGGTGATATCATCAAGTGCCGCATTGACATTGTTGCTTAATTAGTAACAATCTAGTAAATCTCTAAAGCCCTAACCTGTGTTGGGGTAACAACTAATTAGGAAACAAATAATGAAGACAGTAAAAACTTTTGCTATTGATGAAGATTCACGTGAGCTGTTAGTTAATGATGAGCGCGTTGACTTTGTTATTAATGATGCAGTTGAAAACTTGATCGCCCAAGGTGTACTTGCTACGGATGATGAAGGTGTATTCTTCCAGCGTCAGCTTGAATACATTCAGGCTCAAAGCTATGACGTACTCTACCCAGACCTAATGGGTCGTGAGTGCTTTGCTTTAAATACTGAAGGCGGAGAAGGTATTAACCTGATCACTTACCGCAGCTATGATAAGCGCGGCGAGACTGCCATCATTGCAGGTAAGGCAACTGACCTTCCTCGTGGTGACATCTCTGGTAAGGAATATAGCATCCCTGTCCGTACACTTGGTAATGCTTTCGGTTACTCTCGTCAGGAATTAGCTTCTGCTAAGTTGACTGGTATGCCTTTGGAAGCTCGTAAGGCTGAAGCAACTCGTCGTTCATACGAAGAGAAAGTTAACCAAATCATCTGGTTCGGCTCTGCTGAAAATGGTTTGCATGGCTTATTCGGTGGACCAGTTGGAGCACCTGCCTTGACCATCGCTAAGACAGCTGTTGATGCTGCTGCTGGTGGTGGTAACTCTCTTGTTTGGGGTGTTGATAAAACTCCTGATGAGGTTATCGCGGATCTGACTTCTGCTTGTGTTAAGGTCTATTCCGAAACCAAGAAGATCTTCCGCCCTAACAAGATCCTTATCAGTGTAGAGAAGAAGCAGTACTTGCTTAACACTCCACGTTCGCTACAGTCTGATGTATCTATTATGGACTGGTTCATTGCTAACAACATGTTCATCAAGTCTAAAGAAGACTTCAAAGACATCAATGAGCTTGAAGGCATCTATGATGCTGCCGGTGGTGCATTCGATCCTACTGGTCAGAAAGGTGAAGGCTTCACAGTCTATGCTGACAGTGCAGACAATGCCCGAGCCCGTGAGCCATTCCCTTACATCCACTTGCCTGTTCAATACAAAGGCTTGGAGTTTGAGATCAACTGCTATGGCCGCTTTGCTGGCGTAGAGATGATCCGTCCTGATGCTTACCAGCACTTCTACGGTATCTAAGTAGAACTAGTAAGTAGTAAGTAGTAAGTAGAGTAGTAAAGCCGACACTAAATAGTTTGTCGGCTTTATTTATACCTTTTAAAATTGGAGAAAACCTTGAAAATTAAAAACATGACTGTCAGTAACCTATCTGTAAATGCTAAGTCAACTCGTGGATCTGCTCATAAGAAATATATGACAGTCCCTGGAACTGCTACACTTGAGCTTGATGATAATCAGTGGAAAGAAGAGTACGCAGAAGCAGCAGCTAAGATGATAGAGGCTCAGAATCTAGTAATTGTAGAGCACCCTGCCGAAGATAAGGCCGAGGCTGAAGCCAACGCACTTGCTGAAGCTATGGAGCTGATAGCAAAGAATGCAGACAAGTCCTCTGATGAAGCAAGTGAGGATAAAGAATTATCACCCTCACAAAAGTTGTTACAACCTAGTTAATTAATTGGAGTAACTATGGCCAGTGTAATAGATTTTACAGACAGGTTTCCTGAGTTCTGCAACGTAGATGAGGAACGGGTTCAATTGTTCTTGGATGATGCTGCACTGCTTATGGGATCTGTTGAAAGAATGGTTAGTCTTCTATGAAGTAGCACACGTTTACTTCGCAGCCCACTTACTAACTGTAGCATCGTTTACAGCTATGGGAGATAGTAATGGACTGTACCCAGTGAAAGAGTCTGAAGTTGATGATGTAATTATTAAGAATGCAGTCGGAGATATATCACCCACTGCTGATGACCTATATAGTACTTCCTATGGTAAAAGATATGTAGGCTATAGAAGGATAGTGTTTGTCGGTATGTATGGAGTGTAACTAATGGCTATGAATATGCGTAGAGCTTTCAATGCCAGAATGCTCACAAAGTTAGACAGGTACTTTGTCTCTGTTGGGGAATATGACGAGTTCAATGAGTGGCAGGCTGGTAAAGATACTAAGTCTACCATTCATGGTGTGATAATGTCAGGTAATAGATTCTCCCAGTTTGGTAGAGGCATAGCATTAAAAGCTACAGCCGGTGGGGAGAGGTTCAGTGATTACAAGTCGCTGTACATATCCGATGCTTTTACGCTTGAACTAGGAGACAAGATAGGATACAAAGGAAAGTTTTATAACATACTCCAAGAGTCTGAAGAAGATACCTATGGGTTCAGGGGTTTCCTAATTGAGAAATCTAAAGATTGGGAGCCAACATGAAGATAGATATAAGAACAATGCAAGCATTTGTAGATACGCTTGTGGGGATAGAGAAGTTCTCATACCCAGCTAAGAAGAATGCACCGAGGCCCGAAACAGCCTTTGCACATATTCAACTGCTGGAAGAGTATCAAGAAAGCATACCCACCCAAGTTATAAAGGAACAGACTGATGAGACAACAACGTACCGAACCCGAAGCCTAGCTAGATTAAGGTTTAGGATAGTACTCATTAATGATGAAGGTGCTAACTCGCCCAAGATAATGCATGGGTGGACAAGGGAAGATATTAAGACACTGATGATATCAACTGGCTATGGCTTTATTGATATCAAACCAATTTCCTTGGAAGATGCAAAGCTTGAATCACAGTGGGAAGATAGGCAAGGAATGTCACTAGAGATGTATGTAACAAGAGTCTTTGAAGAGACTGTAGACAACATAACATCATTACAAATCAGTGGTGAGTTCGTTGATGACGCATTAGAATCTGTGTTGTTGACTATATCCATAAATGAATAGATAAGGATTAAATAGATATGACAATAGAGATTTCGGAATTTGTAGATGTTAGTATCTCTGTATCACCAGTTGGTGTTGCAGGAGGTAACTTTGGCATCTTGGGGTTCCTAACCAATGAAGAGGGGATTATTACTCCTGCTGAGCGTAGCAGAGCTTATACATCCCTAGCAAGTGTAGGCGCTGATTGGGCTACTACTACTGAAGTGTATTTAGCTGCAACAGCCTTTTATGCACAAACACCTACACCCAAAGACTTTGTAGTACAGATGTGCTTCGAGACAGATCAAGTAGCTTCCTTAACAGGTGGCGGTTCTGACACTGTTGAAGAGTTGCAAGTTATCTCTGGAACAAGTGAGTTGACTATTACTGTTGATTCAACTGTGGCAGTACTTAACACACTAGATTTCTCTGGTGATGCAGACTTTGATGATATAGCTGCTACCTTAGAAACCGCTCTTGCCCTTCTTGTGGCAAGTGCTTCTGTTGAGCACAATGGATACCAGTTTATAATTAATGGTGTGACTGCTGGTACTTCAGGTGACATCACTTTCGGTGTTGGTACAACCTCTGACAGCTTAGGACTCTCAGTCCATCAAGCTAAGATTTCACAAGGCATAGATCTTGAAACTCCTGTAGCAGCTTTGGCTGTGGCTTTAGCTGAAGGTCTGGAAACTGTTGGCTTAGTTCCTCACAAGAAGTATCGTGACGTACTGTCTGGTAGTACTGGTGAGACTACTGCTGAGATCGCATCTTGGGCAGAAGCCGCAAACCGCATCTTCTGTAACACTACTAACGATCTAACTACCTTGGTAGCTGGTTCATCTTCTGACATTGGCTCTGTAGTTAAGGCCCTTACACTCCGTAAGACTCTGACTACCTTTGCCAA